AACTTTAGCTGTATATCTTTTATCCGACATGATTAACTCCTATTCCACATTTTTGAAGAAAATTAATACCAGATTTGTCACGGTAAAAATCACCAAACCAAACATTCTTAATTCCTGATTGATGTATGAGTTTTGCACACTCTAAACACGGCGCATGAGTAATAAACATATCTGCATCTTCAGTTGAATTTGTTGACCGGGCCACCTTAGCAATTGCATTTGTTTCAGCGTGTAGCACCTCTGGTCTTGTGACCGATTTTTCCCAAACTTCTTTTAAATTATTCCATGTATATCCTTCACCAGCAGGATCAGGACAAGCTAAATGGTCTGGTGCCAATTTAGCAATTTCACAATTGTTATCCCAACCAGAAGGCATACCATTATAACCAATACCAATAATTGTGTTGTCTTTTACAATTACACAACCAACTTGTAAACGCTGAGCCGATGAAAGTTTAGAGTAAACTTCCGCAGCTTTCATATGCGCTTTAATAAATTTATTTTTCATTCTAAAATAACCAAAGGAACTTGTATACGCTTTAACGAATTAGCATAAACAAAAAACGGAAAAAATCTTTCACCTAAAAATCCAGGATATCTCCAAGGTAAAGGTTCTGATGTTGTCTGTTGTGTAGGATAAACATTACTACAATTCTCATAGATGTATTTTAAAATTCTAAAAAATTCATCAGCATATTTGCAGAAGGCTTCTTTTCTCATAATGTAAGTTGTTTCAAAATTAATTAAATTATTATGAGTGAACCAGGTTAAGTGCTGACGATAAGATGGAAATAATTCATGTATTGCTTGTTTGAATAAATTCCAATATTCTGGTGGTTGAGATTGTAAGTATTGTTCTTCTACTGAGCAAGGTAAAGCTACCGAGTGATTTGTCAATACATCGGCAGTTTGCAAATACTCTAATGCTATTTCTTTTTGTTCTTGTGTTCCAAATTTATTAGCTACATCTTGTATTGCTGGCATACTCAACTTAGCCACATTTTTTGGCATATCCCTGTCAAGTAACAAATAACGGCGGTATGTGGTGCAACCAATATAATCTACATTTGGTGTGTTTACCATTAAATCATACTCTGCGGCCTGTTGTGCTAATGCCCTAAGAAATTGCTCTTGTGATGCTGACGAATAATAATGCTTAAACTTTTGAATGTTTCGGCCAACATTAATGTATTTTCCTTGTTCATCAGGAGGCATCCACATATAGGGGTCAGGGTTACTAGCATAACACGCTAGTAACCAATCAGAGTTATGATTGAATGGAAAACTCTTGTGAAAATAAGAATACATTACTAAGGACATTATTCTTCCTTAGGTGCGTTTTTATTTTTCTTTTCTGATTTGATAGGAATAGAACCAATGATTTGAGCTTCAATCATTGATTTTTTAAATGCGTTTGGGCTTTTGCAGAGTTTACCTGCCATCATACGCTTTACGGTTTTGCTTAACCGAAAATTTTTATCACGCTTTGTCATAATATCTCCAAGTAAAGCGGGGCAGAGCCCCGCCAAGTTATGCTACTTTCTTCTCTTGCAGAAGTTGTGGCTTAAACTCTTTTAGTTCATTACCAATTTCAATCTTGCGTGGTTTTTTGGCTTCAGGAATTACATTCTCTAAACCAACACGCAAAATTCCATCTTTAAATTCGGCACCTTTTACTTCAACGGTGTCAGCAATCGTCAATTGCTTTGTAAAAGACCTTGTACCAATACCTCTATGTAAATATTGAAGATTGGCCTGACCTTCTTGTTTATCACCTTTGATTGTAAGAGTACCATCTTGTGTTGTGATTTCAATTTCATTTTTACTGAAACCAGCAACAGCAAGCTCAACGACATAATGTGTATCGTCTAGCTTAATGATGTTGTGTGGTGGGAAAGATGGGTTTGTTTTTGACACATCCATATCCAAAAGTTTCTCAACATCACGAAAGAAATTCTCAAAACCCAAAGTTGTATGAGCCAAAGGCCCAAATGAAATACGACTAACCATTTTTATCTCCTATTAAGCGAGTTAATCAAAATTGCGGCCCATTAGGCGCCGCACCATTATTTATTTAAGAATTAGTAATCGTTTGGACGCTTTCCAATATTATATTTGGCAATTAAATTCCAATCGTCCTTTTCCTTAAATGAAATAATCTTTATCTGGTGTAAAGGCGCAATATTACCTTCAATAAGTTTGCGATTTAAAACCTTTACAAGACCCCATTCTTCTAACAAATTAGCGATTGCATTTCTTCTTTGTATATCATTCTCTGATAGGTTAGACGGCTTACCATCTAACGCAAATAATTCTTTAAAATGAACTATGTAATACTTACCTTGCTTATGTAAGATGTGGCAAGATTGATACAATACTTTTTCTTTACGAGAGGAAACACCAATGCGAGTAAGTGTTTCTCTTACTTTCAAAAAATCATCTTGTTCATTAAGTGAGACCTCAACGAACTGCGTCAAATCAACCATTTTACTTCCTTAATCCACCGGTATCGGTTTGTTCTTTTAATTGTTGGATCTGGTCTTTGCTTAGTAGTCGGAGTGCCTCACGGGCTTTTGAATCGGAGAAGCCATAGATTTGTTTTATACATTTCAAATCGTCACTTTTCTCAGCCTTAACCCACTTTGCAAATGGCCTCTTTTGAGACCTGATTGTATTTAGTAAAAAATCGTTTTGTAACTTCTTCTCCACGAAATGTCTGCGGTTCATCTCATTTGCAAACAATACGCAGTCCTTATGATAGGATAGCGAACGATTGATAATGAAGGGGTTGTATTCTTTTTCTGTTAGGTCGTCAACAATTAATTGTTTTTTACCTTGTAAAATTTCTTTGACAAAATCAAATGGGTTCATACAAACTCACAAGATACCATTAGTTCTGTAAGGCAAGCAACTGTATTGATTTCTTGGTCAGCAACAAACGCAGCCTTGTATTGATAATCTGCAAGGATGATGACCGCCTGTGGAATAGATTGAGGTTTTAATGTGTCGTAAAGTGTATCATATAGTTTACGAAACAAGGTGGTATTGTCTATTTCGTGTGACGCAACCCATTTACGAATTGCACCAAAATCTTTTGCAACAATGTTTTTAGCAAGCTCATCAATAGATACATCAGCAATTTGTGTAAGAATACCTGTATCAATCTTACCAAACTGTGAGTATCGCTGAAGTTCATTCAACACACGGCGAAAATCTGGGAAATGTTTTTTGATTAACTCAGCAAGAACCTTATCATCAGCATCAACGGATTCACTTTGCAAAATTGATTGAATTCGTTTGAAGAACGCTGCAGCCATCTTGGCCTTCTCGCCATTCTTGAGGCCAAAATCAATGACTGCACAACGGCTGTGAAGCGGGTCTATAATGCGATTTTTGTAATTGCAAGTAAAAATGAAAGAACAATTACTTGCAAACTCTTCTATCGCATTACGAAGAGCTGGTTGAGTTGAGTTTGGGTTTAGATAATCTGCTTCGTCAATGATGATGACTTTTCGGCCACCTGAAAGCGACATTGAAGAAGCATAGTTCTTAATTTTAATTCTAAAAGTATCAATGCCACTTTCATCAGAACCATTGATTACCATGAAGTCGCAACCGATTTCGTTGCACATCGCTTTCGCTATCGTAGTTTTGCCAACACCGGCGCCGCCACTTAGCAAGAGATTCGGAATCTCTTTTTGATTCACATACTCCTGAAACGGCTTTTTCAGACGGTCTGGAAGAATACAATCTTCTACTGTCTGTGGCCGATACTTCTCTGTCCATAACAAATGTTCCATGGGAACCTTTCACATATATCATAATTTAGTCACGCTCATTCAAACGAGCAACAACAGTAGCCATATCTTCTTTTACTTCCCAAGAACCTACGGAACCAGCAAAAAGAATTGTAACAATCTTTTCTTTGTTGCCTTCAGCTGTTGCAACAGTTGATTTTCTTTCATACACATTTACAATGTGGTCAGGATTGATGGCGATAGATTCATCAACATGACCTTCTACTGCATTGGTAAAATATTTAAATGCCATATTAAGCTACCTTTTCAAATTTAGAACCTTGCTCAGTTGTAATCCAATACTGAAGTGGCAGATTCTTGTTTTTAAAATGTGAAATGCCTTTTGAAGAGATAGACACTTCATAAGTTCCAGCCAAAACTTTTGTAATGTTTTCTGTTTTGAAAACCATTCTATATTTGTTACCATCACCATCAGCAATTTCAAGTGCATCGGTGTGAGCAGAATCATTTTGCAGGTCAAGTGTAACAATGCTGACCTTTTTACCATCAGATTCAATTGCAACCTGTGGTGATGCAAGGACGCCAGCAGCTCGCATGACCCACTCAAAATCTTCTGCTGTTAAATTGAATTTGATTTCTGCATCAGGCATTGTCAACGATTTCTCAGGTGGTGTGACAATCATATTTGCAGGAGTAAAACGATACTTGATTTTGGAACGACCTTTGTTACCAACGATGGTAACTTGTTTGTCATCAAATTCAAATGACGGGTCATCTTTGTGTAGTGAAATGACCGACAAGAAATTGTTCAGGTCATAGATACCAAACTCAGCAGGAATATCTTCTTTGATATCAACTTCAGCAAGAATGTTCTTGTGTGAAGATACTGTCTTTAGAGTTTTACCTTTTTTGAACAGAATACCTTGGTTGATTGCACCAAAGTTTTTAAGAACCGAAATGGTTTCGTTTGATAATTTCATTTATACCTCTCATAATTAAGATTTATCAACAGAATATATTATATCATGTTCGTATAGAAACATGAGGCAACACATAGCATGAGCAAGATGGTGCTTACCAGATTCGGGGTCTAGTTGTTCACCTTCTTTCCATGCCCATAAATGCCGATTCAAAGCATCAAAGTAACGGCGTTTAGCATCTGGTACATATTGCCAATTGTCACGCTCATATTTCTGAGCACCAAATGTTAAAATTTC